CTTACCTTCTTTCTTTGTCCATGCTGCACCTTCTTGTACATATTCAAATTCATCTCTCCAAGAGTATGATTCTTTCTTACTACTATTACCCCAGTTAGCAGCACCTTTCTTACGGCACTTAACAAGAGCACCAGATGCATATGCACTAGGCCATACCGAGTAACGAGACTTTACCTTATGATAGCAAGCATCTTTTGTACCACTACCCTTTCCTTTTTTATCTGATCCTTCACTAATTTCCTCCTTACGTTTTTTCATTGCCTTTGCTCTATCAGTATTTGCCTCTTTCTTTTCAAGTTCAAACACTGCCTTCTCCTGAGATTTTAATTGAGCATCAGTTGCTTCACTTCTAGTTGCCTTTTTCTTCACACAGTTTGGATATCTCTTTCCAAACATAGTCTTCATACCTTTCTTCTCATAACCTTTCCAGCAAGCTTCATCTACCTGAGTTTCTTCTTTCATTTTCTTTTTATCCGTAGAGACATAGGTTGGTTTTGCAGCACCAGTCTTAGATTGTTGATTAGGATCTGCTGCTTTCTTTCTTCTTGATGCAGAATCTCTTTCTGCCTTTGTCATGCTGGCACGTTTAGAAGATGAAACGCACTTAGGTGTTCCTTCACCTGGTTCATCACTAGCACAAGTTCCACCTGTCTTGACGTTCACCCAACCACCTTTACCATCTTTTGATTTAGAACCCTTAAACCACTTATGTAGGGAACCTTCTGATACTTGTACCATTGGTTCACTAGGATCATAATCTTCAATATCATAACTTAGTAATCTAGAACCTGGATATACTTTTTGTATTTGGTCAATTACATCAGTTCTATTAGGTTTCTTCAATTGAGGGAAGAACATTTGTAACATAAAGTTCTGACCTTTCCATCTTAGAAAGACTCTAACGATATTTCCAACTCTGGATTGAATGCGTTGTGCTTCTGTTATAGTAGGATCTTCCCATTGAACTGTTGGTTTAGGAACCACCATTGGTTCTGGTTTAATAATATCAATTACTGTTGCATATAAATTACCATTTGCATCATGTATTTCTACATCTTCATTTAAAGGAACTACAATTTTATCTCCTACATTTACATCATTCTCAGCAAACCAACCTCTATTTACTTCCAATGCAGATGATACATCTCCATCAGAGTATACAGGAAGAAGTGTAAATGGTTTTAATTCTTTTATACTTTCAATAGTTCCATCTTCTTTGATGAAGGCAATATCAAGAGGGATCCTAGTATCTTTCATATGGAAAGACTTTTGACCATTCTCTTCAAAAACAAATAACATTCCACTATCATAGTCTAGACTTTCTCTAAACATCAATCCCAAATTAAATTCTGTTTGGTTTGTAGGAATTTCTATATTAAGAGGAAGTCTTACGGATTCTCCCATTCCACCTCCACCATTTCCACCGCCTCCATTACCGCCACCGTTTCCACCATTTGAACCATTGCCACCGTTACCGTTACCATTACCGTTGCCATTAGAATGCCCATTAGAACCGTTTCCGTTCTTTCCATTCTTCTTACCCTCATCTTTTTCTAACCATCCACCTCTTCCTATGTGATATCCACCAGGAATAGGTTTGCACTTTTTATCATCAGTGCAATAATAATATCCACTTTTACACGTTTTCATGTAATTATCGGTATCCTATTTTTTATTTATAATTATAAACCTATGAGACTGATAGGATCAGAAGTAACAGTTGCTATACCTGTGCTCGCTAATTTTACTCTATTACTTTCAAAATTTAACTTAGTAGCATTACCTAATGCAGTTCCATCACTTTGGATACCAACAGCACCACCAGCATTAACTGTACTGAGAAGTCTAGGCATTGGCTGTCTCCAATACTGATAACAAAACTTTTAGTGTACTATTTGCACCTGCTTGTCCAACAACATAATCACTTGTCTCCAATACCAATTTTCCATCCAAAGGAATATAAGCATCATTTACAGGAACTTCTGCTCCATTAATAATTTGAGTTGTAGTGCTACTTCTTACATGAGACATAGTAACCGTAGTTCCAGATGCAGCATAATTGGTTATATGTGCATATAAAATAATACCAGTATATCCTGTCGGAGCAGTATATATCGTTTGACTAACTGTAGTAAGTTCTTTTGTAAATGTTTTAAATCTATTAAGTGCTAATGCCATTTTAACTGAGTGCTAGGATAAAGGGTGTCATTTCATTAAATAAACTCTTAGTAAATGATCTTCCACTAATTGTACCAGATTCTTGGTCGATTTGTAAATCATCACCTATTCTAAAGTTACCCGCTTGGTCTGTGCTAGTATAAAGAACTTGACCACCAGATTCGGTCAGAACTTCATTTGCTTGAATTGTTACACCACCACGTTTAGGAGTTGCATCGGTTATGTTGTTCCCTGCACCCACATACTCAAATGTATGGGAACTAGCAATAATTCTACTTGCTTGGAAGAAGAATACCGTAGAACCGACACCAACAGCATTTCGTAAATTAGTAGTAAGTGTTACCGTAGTAACTCCAGATACTACTGGAGTTGAACTATTTATCGTATAATAGGTGTCCTCCATTACTGCTGTTGCAGCACCACCAGATCCTCCACCTCCACTGATAGTAACATCAGGAGTGGCATCATACTGACTTCCACTACTAATAAGAGTAATACTTTCAATTACCTCTCCATCAAGAGTTGCATATGCAGTAGAAGTTTCTCCACTAGGACCGTCTGGATCTTCAAGAGTAACTGTTGGTGTAGAAGTATATCCACTACCACCATTTGTTACAGTAATAGATTTGACGTTCTTGTACAACTGATCAAAGTAACAAATCTGTCCATCATAAGGTCTATCAACTTCAATCTTTGCACTACCAGCACTAGAACCTGATCCCACATAAGTATGACTAACAGTAGAGATACCTAGATTAACAACAAAATTAGTTGTATCAGGGATAGAATCAACTGTAAAGATGAAAGGTTTTTTGTTAGGATATGTCTTAGTACCAAACTCACATTGGAATCCAATATCAGCAAGAGTAACACCCATTCCTACACTGAATCCATGAGCAGCAGTAGTGGTAATGGTTGCGATACCACTGGTAGCACTATAAGCAACACCGCTAATTGTGCGAGTAGGAGTGCTGATATTAACAACTGCTTCCTTTTGCGATATTGCTGCTGTTGATGTAACAACACCACTATATTGCAACTCACTAACTCCTCTTGCAACCAATCCAAAAGTACCAAAACTACAATTACTATTTGCTATATCTGCTTGCCCGCCTTTATCTACTTTGATTGCTTCGTTATTACATATAGTAAATATAGAAACTAATTGAGCGAATCCACTATTAGTAACAGCAACACCAACACCACCTTGATTGTATTGAGTAAATGAATCGAGGTTAATTGATCTAAGTAATCGTGCTTGATTACCATCAACATATACACCAGTTCCTGTTGTAGTATCACTAGTACAGTTTTGAATATATGGACCTTTCCATTTACCACCACCAACGTTTTCTGCAATTTCGGCAGTCGGGAATCCAACCGCAGCAGCAGGTTCAACATGATCTCTAAAAGTCATATTAGCAATCTTAGATCCCTTTCTTACCCCAAATATATTATGAGTAGGATTACCTGCACTTACAGTAACAGTTCTTTGATCATCTCCACTAACAGCAACAAAAGCAGGAACTTCAACGGGATTATCTTCTTCATATTTACCAGCAAGAACTTTAACAGTAGTACCTGATTGTGCAGCTCCTACTGCTGCTTTAATTGTTAAAAATGCATTATCAATAGATGTTCCATTATTAATATCATTACCATCCTTGGCAACATATAAAACATTAGGTGCAGAGTTAATACCAGAGGCAGAAGAATTAATACTTACACCAGCACCAATGAAAATGGTTGAATTGGTAACCGTAACCAAACCAACATTGATTGTATTATTAGTACCATCAAGTTCAATAGAAGATGTACCAATCGTAAGAATACCCGTTACTCTTGCATCACCCTCTACCAACAATGCTGTTTGTGCGGTTCCTGTTTGTACTCTTAGTCCACTTCGGAAAGTACTAAATCCAAATGCATCTTGGTTAACTACGTCTTCATAATGAGCAGTTCCAGCAACAGTAATATTACCATCAAAATATGCTACATCATCTGTGGTATTACCAGTACCAACATATAAGGTATATGCTGTTCTAGCAGTTGTACCTACACCTACATTTTTACTTGTATAGACACCAACATTATCTGATGCCCATGTTCCACCAGCACCCGCAGATCCCCCTGCTTTTGGTACAAATTTTTGAAGAGTTTTATCCCATGCTATGACCCAACCATTAGTTTGAATACCAGAGTATCCAAGAGCAACATCATCAAGTTGATCAAGACGGACTGCACCACCACCTCCAAAGGTGGATAACTGTTGTTGAACACGATTAATGAATAATCGATAATGGGATTGTAAGTCTTCTAAAGTTACATATTCTTGATCCAAGGGAGTAAGAGGATCAGAATTTTTTATATCAGGAGGAATATTTAAAAGACCTTCTTGAAGAAGTTTATTTTCTTCTTGAAACTTACCTACATTTTCTTCTAGAACTTTAACTTGTTTTTCTAGATCACTCTTTACACCAGAAAGATTTTCTTCATTTATTTTTGTAACTCTCTTAACTAAATCATCTACATCTATTGTTTCTACAACATGTTCCCAATCTTTTGTTAACTTCTCAATATGCTTTTCATTAACATTAAAATCTATTTTAAGATCCTTAACCTTCTTAGAAAAATCTACTTCAAATAAATCTACTTCACTTTTTAATTCGTTAAAGAATGTAGATGTGCTAGTATCTAAATTTTCTTGTATATCACATATATTTTCTGTTAAATGATTCTCTACTTCATTGACTCTTTCTGAAAAAGATTCAAGTTTAGTAAAATATTCATTTAATTTTTTATCACTTTCTATCTCACGGTTTCTAAAATCATTTCTATAATTATGAGCAAGAGCTTTGGATTCTTTTACAACAGTTTCAATCTTTGACAGTTGATCTGTTAGAATATTTTTTACAACACCATCTTTATTATCAATATCATCTTGAAGAATAATGACTCCTTCCGAAATAGAATCTATTCTTTTATCTAAAGAAAGAATATCTTGTGCTAAAAGACCTGTTACTTTTTTTACTTCTTTTTCTGCTTTTAACTTAGATTCTATTAAATTATGTTTATAATTATCTGTAAATCTTTCAAAACCTTTTTCTACTTCTTCAATATTTTTTTCATAGTTTTCATCTATTAATTTAACTGCATCAGATACCTTTTCTTCAACCTTCTTTTCAGTTTCAGTAATTCTACTTTCTGTTTTTAATTCAGTCTCAGCAAAAAACTTTTTATATTCTGGTAAATCCTTTTCTAATAATTTTTTAACTTTATCACTAATACCTCGAACATCTTCTTTAAGAGAAGAAAGATGCTCCTCATTTAAAGATTCAATATTTGATGTAATGTCAGTGACATCTTTTTGAATATCTTTACCTAGATTCTCAAAAGATTCTTTTACGTCATCTTTAAAAACACCAAATCTACTATCAATTCTAGTTTCTGATTCTACAATTAATTTTCTATATGTTGGTACTTCTTCTCCTACAAAATTATTTACTGCCTCTGATAAAGTTTCAAACTCTTCTTTTATTTCTAATACTGAATTAGAATTTAAGGTTTTAACTCTGTCTTGTACATCTCTTATGGATTCTTCTACAAATAACAAATGAGC